TAAAGAAGCAAAGTCCTTGTACGAATCTTTGTTAAGTTCTGGTGATTTACTAGAGTTATACCCGTCCTTAAGTGGAGAATGGGGTAAGGACAAGGATAGGTTTTTACGAGATTACGACTTAAACAATAGATTAATGAGGGGGGAAGAAGATATCTTTGAAGACCCTTTTGGAGATAACGAATTTAATTACTGATGGCGGCAAGAAAATATAACTACGCCCTTATAAAGAAAATCTGTAAGGGTAAAAAAGAGATAAGTGTTACTGAGGTCACAAAAGAGTACTGTGAAAGAGAGGGGCTAGAATACTCTGAAGGCAGGAGAAAATCTTTTTCTAAGATAATCAAAAGTCTAAATGTAAAGACTCCAGAGCTGAAGGCTAATGAAACGACAGCTTATCAAAACGCATCGACAAAGAAGGTGAAGAGAAGAAAGCGTTTCATGATAACGTGGGCTCAAGCACATACACCAGTAGATAAGACTGTGTGGAAGGGTATGAACCTTTTGGCTAAAGAGTACCGTGCAGAGATAATAGTTATCCCCGGAACCTACGTTAATCCACAAAGCACTTATGGGTACATGGAGACCACTTGGGATAAATGTCTGTTACCCTATCTACATGCAAACGAAGATAAGTTACATCCTTTCTTATCTTTAATCAGTGATGCAAATGTTCTTCCAACAGCACAGAGGCCACTAAGAGGTTTTGAGGGGATAACCGGGGAAGAGTCAAGTATCGTGGGGCACCCACGTCACCATTTTGAGGTGGTTCCAACACTCCCAAATAGTAGGGAGAAGTTTATGGCAACCACGGGATCAATTACAGTACCAAACTACCGTAACGCCCGTGTAGGTAAAAAAGCACAGTTCCACCACATAATAGGATTTTTGGTTGTGGAGATATTTGATGAGGATAATTTCACAATGCGTCAAGTATCTGCTAATAGTGATGGGACATTCCAAGATTTAACGTACACTTTTGATGGCACTAAGATAGGAAAGAAAGGTACATTTGATACTATCATCTTAGGGGATTTACATTTAGGGCATCATGACCAAGAGATGCTCGAAAAGACTAAGAAGATTGCCAAAAAAGGTAAAACACAGAAAATAGTTTGTCACGACATTTTTGATGGGCGATCGGTCAACCACCACAACTCCAAAGATTTTGTAGAGAAAGTCCTTATGACAAGGAAAGGGAGTAACTCTTTGAAAAGAGAGCTTCAGGAGATGTATGACTGGATCGAAGATTGGAGAAAAAATTACGATTTATATATTGTACCGAGTAACCACAATGATTGGCTTGACAGGTGGGTAAGAAATGGCGATGGATCAAAAGACGTTATCAATGCAGAACTGTTCAACGATTTCCAGCGAGTTTTATTCGAGGAAAAGGCCGATAAAGGGCTTATCGCTTATTTGATTGACCAAAATTGTGCAGACAATGTGTACACACTTCACCGAAACGATTCGTTAAAAGTTAAAGGGCATGAGCTAAATAATCATGGAGATTATGGTGCGAATGGATCACGGGGATCAGCAAATGCCTACAAGAAATTGAATGTTAAAATAGTGTCTGGTCATGGACACAGTATGTATACACTTGACGGTGCATACGGAGTAGGTATTAGTACAGAGAAAGATCACGGCTACAATCTAGGACTCTCGTCTTGGACTAAAAGCCACGGGGTAGTAAATGGTTACGGAAAGTTCCAACACCTAATCTACTCTGGAAACAAATTTACAGAATTAATATAAAACAAACAGAAATGAGTAAGTTAAAAGGAAAACCAATTTACGGAAGAGTTGTGCTTCAGAAAAAGAAGATTGACAACTACAAAACAAAATCAGGTTTGATTACTGGAACGCCAAAGGAACACTTAGAGACTTTTGGTGACGTGATCGCTGTAGGAGATAAAGTACAGTCAGTAGAACCTGGAGATGTTGTTCTATACAACAACTTAGCTGTCAAAGAGTTTACACTCCTTGGAGAAGACTATTTGATGGCACCAGAAGAAGCTATCTACTTTATCTTAGACGAATCAGAATACAAACAAGACTAGCGAAAAAAGAGAAAAACAACTGCAATCTGGTGTTCACGGACCCAGACATTAAACAAAAAACGGATCGGGGTTGGAGAATCCTGCCGCTCTGCTAGTTAAGCCTTTCCCTGCTTCGGTATATTTACTCCCGCTACCTCTGTTTAATATTAGGCAGGGCAATGGCGGGAGAGGTTTTACAAAATTAAAATTTAAAATTATGTTCAAAATAAAGCGAGTTAAAGGTTCTGTTGATAACAGCCTAAAAAGTGTTGAAATACATACTGAAAGACAGTCTGTATTGAATAGGCTTTTAAAGAGTATTAAAAGTGTTTTCAAAAGAGGCGGACTAAGGGCGACCGTAACTGAGTTAGATTCATTAGGAAGAGTCTCCCGTAAAAAATCTATCAGGATACCTTTCATTAAAAACAGAGGGGAGGGGCTTATTGCCCACCCCATTCTTGGAAATCAAAAAGGGTTAATGATAAAACCTCCTACTGAAAAGTTTTCAAAGTATTTCATTGAAATCAAGGGGTATAGGTATGAAATAAAATACCACGGGGAGATATACGGAACGATGGGGAGGTAAAATAATTGCCAGAAAATTTGGAAGTAGTCTAATGAATGCTTAATTTTGCCAATATAAACATTAAAAATCAAATAAAATGACAGTAGGAGACAAAGTAGTATGTGTGGATGATACAGTAAGGCCACCAGTTCAGATAGAACTTTTCCCGAATTGGGTAGTAGAAGGAGACACTTATACAATAAGGACAATAGAAGGGTCTTTTGATTCTGAACCAAGAATCTTAGTGAATGAACTAAGAAACCCCTCAGCATACTTCGAAGAATTGGGGGGTAAAGTGGAACCTGGTTTTTCAGGTAAAAGATTTGTACCATACGAGGATTATATCCTAAGTAACGCTATTGGTGAAGAGATTGAAGAGGAGTTAGAACTGTTAAATAATTAAACTATGAAAAGCATATTACTATTAATTTCAGCAGTGCTGATTAGTGCCACTTCGATCGGGCAAGACTTATATTTCGAGTCAAATGTAACTGCTACTGAAGAGGATTTCTCTGACAGTAGAGACGACATAATTATAAAAATACTGGTATATTCTGAGGAAATGTACATAGAGTATAAGATAATGAGTGATGAACAATCTATTCATATAGAGTCTGTTGCTGTTATCAAAACATTTCGTAAGTCGAAAGACTCAGATGGCACATATTACGTAATGGAAACTGTTAAAGAGGGTGGAGGTGAAGTAACATTCCTTTTTACGGTTCTGCCAGATGGAGAGTTGTTCAAAGGTAAAATAGGTGGTATATACATGGTCGGAAGACACTTAAATACTTATTAGATATGAAGATAGGGGATATTGAAGACGGAGGTGTAAAACGGTTGGCAATAGAGCTTGCTAGTACGCCAAGTGCAAGAGAGTGGAGAGAGCTTAGCAGAAAAGAGGAAAGGGTTGAGTACCTTGATTTGAGCCACGCCTTTGACTGGGGCAGCACTAACCAAGGCTATGAATATTGGAGGTCGATTGCTGTATCCGAAGAAGAGGAACCATCTCAAAGAGATGTTGTACCAGCTCTAACGGAGGAAGATCAAATAAATCCAAAACACTATAAAGACAACTTGTTTGGTAAGGAATTGCAGTACGTGATTATTGACATATTTGGAGAGGAAGAGTATAAGATATTCTCTAAGATAAATGCGTTTAAGTACAGAATGAGGGCTGGTAAGAAAACTGACAAGATTGAGCAGGAAATAGGAAAAGCAATGTGGTACGAAGAAAAACTAAAGAGTATATGATAGGGCTGAAAGACGATATAAAAAGGTACAAGTGTAGTTATGGATATATTGACCGATTTCACTACAATGAGAGTAACATGCCACCAGATCTAAAAACTTTTGGCTTAAAGGAAGACTACCATGGCACCGCATATAAATTAAATGGTTCTGGATATTGGTACGACTCTAAGAACTTCAAGGAGAACTTTAACGAGTATTTACATTTCCGTGATCAATTTGAATCTAATTTTTTGTGGGATAAATCTTTGAGAGAAACGTTATAGCGAACAAACGTAGATAAAACGGCAAGTAAAATTCAACTAGAAAGAAAGTTAAAGGCTTTGAGATATATTCACGAAGAGGGTATTGAGCTGACGGATGAGTTGCGAAAAGATCTACGACATAAAGACAGAATTATTCATAGGCACAAAACCGAGTTAAAAAACTGCAATATGCCTGTTGTTAGCAAAACGAGGTGAACGTTTTAATTAAACTAAGTGCGGCACGCATGGTTTACAAGATGCGTATTTGGCGGCTTACTATCCCACAAAACCATTTATAGGTGTCGATATGGGGTGGCAGACGCTTAGTTTAATTACTGTTTTACGGTTTGGCTATGTGCCGTATGAGGCACGAATATGGGGTATAGGTGTTGTTAGCATTAGTACAGATTAAAAACTTTAGATATGATTTATAAATTAGTGACAAAAAGAAAAGAATACTACGGAGAAAGAACAAACGAAACACCTAAAGACAGGGTTTGTTTTCCCGATACAATTAGGAAATTTAGATTTTGGTTGTGGTACAAAAACCCACAAGTACAAGTTTACAGGTATAATAACTATAAATGGGAATGTGTATTCAATTTCCCTTATAGAAAACTTTGGAAATAGTATTAATGCTAACGTTAAGCTAAACACAAGCTTAAGCGACCCGTAGGGTTGTGTTTAATGGTTGTTATGTACTAATTACACTTTCTTGTATATATTTTACTGCTTAACTTCTTTTTACTACTTTTAGCCCTAAAAGCTATGAAACCTAAAAAACTGATAACGCTAATTGTAGCAGCCTGTGTATTTTTTGCAATATCTTGTAGAACACCACAAAGGTTGATCGAAAAAGCCATAAAGAAAGACCCTAAAATACTTAACCAATACGCTGACTCTGTATTCATTTATACAGACTCAATAGACACTGTTAAGCAAGAGGTGATTAGGTACATTGAAAGCGAACCTCGTATTATTGAACGTATAATCGAAAACCGGAAAGAGGTAAAAGAAAAAAAGATTGAAGCCAGAAACGAACGTCAAGAGACAAGGCAGACAGAAAAAACGCAAAGAAAAAGTTTGGTCCAGGATAACAAGACCAAAAGAAAAGAATCTAAGCAAGACGGAAAGACAGATAGAACTGGTATCCGATCTGATCAGAAAGTCGCAAAGCAAGAACAAAAGACAAATAGATCAACTGGTTGGTGGATGTTTTTCGTTTTATCTGCATTCATACTAGGTATGATCACAGCAAGAGTGATGGCTGCGAGAATGGACTGGAGAAATAAAGTAGATAGGTGAAAGATTTCTTATTACTCCAAAGTGAAGATAGAGGTGTTATTAATTTAGCACCTCTTTTTAATTTTAAGCGGTCAAATAAGCACTTTAATCTAGTTTAGGTGTAAGTACATTAGTCAGGGCAAGAAAGTTCATATTTGGGGGTCTATTGAGACTCTGAATGATGTAATCAGGATTCCTTTAGGTGATATACTGTTTTCATACTTCTCTACACCAAGTAAGTGTTTTTCAAGTATTACCTGGGGAATGTAGCAAGAGAGCTCTGTACTGGCCACGTTGTTATTACCTATCTCGATTATGTAGTCTCCGGTTACAGACTTTACTATTTCTTTTAGTTTTTCTAGGTTGTCATACATACTAATTACTCTTGGCGTGACATGAGTCACAGTTGTCCACTCTTGAATCCTAACCCATCAGTTCTGGTGTGGGGTGGGTAGTTAAGCAAAGGTAAGAAAAATATATTGAAAATCCGCCATTTGAGAAAAATAGTTCCAATGGTTAAGCAAAACAACCCATCTTAACCTTACATACCAGGTCAACATAACACAAACCCCCTATACAAAGAGACCTTGGGGTACCCTTAAAAACACACTCCCCCACCAACAAAACCAAAAAACACCCACCCCCCCTATACAGATAACAAAACCAAAAGTTATACAGTCGAAACTATTTTTTCAGCCCTTCAAATATATGAGCAATCACATCAACTGTCCACCCATTACCAATCATCTTGCGCCTTTGACTCTCGCTTACTGCACTAGTGTTTCCATCAGGGATGTTCTGTAGTCTCTCAAGCTCTGTAATATTTAGTTTAACCAATCTGTTATTAAATACAACTCCATAGTTGCAAGCAGTGTTTAATGTGTTTGTTTTTTTCTTACCTACTCTACCTCTTCTTGTCTTAGATTTAGGGAACTCTAGATTCACACTGTCTCCTTCGTTAGCTATTAAATACCCCTTCTTTGTACCATTTTTTACATAAAAGTCTTTGCCATCTTGTTTGACAACTATCTCATGTCCACTAATATCTTCGTGGTCTCCTGTTAGAATGTCTTTTAGATTTATATTTTCATCTTCTGGTTGACCTACACCTTCAATATTTGTCCAATACAACCGCTGTCTTTTTTGGGCAGATACAGGTTTGCTGTCTATAAGGAGGGGGCTAACATCTAACTCTTTTGTGATAACAGCTTCCCACTCTTTTTTCATGACTACATTTTCAAGTAAAAACTTGATGTTAGGGTTTACCTCTCTCAATTCTTTTAGTACTCTTACATACTCCCAGAACAACTTACTACTTCCATCGAAACCAGAACCGTCACCTGACCTACTGAATGATTGGCAAGGAGAACCCCCTATGAGTAAATCTATCCTACGCTTCTTAAACGTTTTTGCTGTTAATTCTGTGACAGACCCTACCTGTACCGTGTCAGGATAGTTGTCCGTTGACACTTGGATTGCATACTTGTCCACCTCACTTGCAAAATACTTATTCACTTTAATTCCTGCTCTTTCTAAAACTATCCTCCCACAAGACATTCCGTCAAATAGACTCAACACATTAATCCCTCCTTTCATAGTCTTATTTTTTACAAAAATACACAATCTTGGTAAACTGTGCAAGTTTTTGATCATAAATCTTTTGGTTGGAGGATAGAGGACGGGTACCCCTACTCGCATATAAGCCCCCTTATTGCAAAAAAAGTTTCTTTCCGTGCCCCCTCTGCCGACAAAAACATCTTGTTCATGTTCCGTGAACACAGTGGAAAAATGAACAGAATTTCCCGCCTTTAGAGACAACCAGCCTCCTTATTTGATAACGCCTAAAGTTCAATAGGTCTTAGTCACAAGATGAAAACATCCTCCCGATATAACTATTTTTGTGTACAGTTGTTAAATTTCTTTTTTATAAGGATAATAATTCTTACCTTTACATATAAAAACATCTATGAGTAATTTGATTTATGCTTTAAAATGTCCCTTTACTAATAATATTCATTATATAGGTAAATCTACAAGCGGGATTGTTCGCCCTTCTAAGCATTTGAGTGACTCACACTCTGAAAAAATAAAAGAATGGGTCGAAGATTTAAGAAAAATAGGTCACAAACCCGGCATCGAAGTATTAGAGTATGTAGGCCACAAAGAGAATATTGATTCAAGAGAGCGATTTCATATACAATACCATTTACAAAAAGGAGCTATGTTATTAAACTCTGTTTTAGTGAACCCTCTAGTCCTAAATAAGGATATTGATTCCATTTTAAATAGCAAAGGAATAGAAGATATAAGAGAAATATCAGAGACTATTAAAATAAAAAGGAAACAAGTAGGTTTAACACAAAGAGAGTTTGCAGAAAAAGCAGGAATAGCCTTAACTGTTCTGAGGAAAATAGAGCAAGGAAAAACTAACCTATCTTTGGGTGCACTGATAAATATTTTATCTATGTTTGGATTGCAATTGACAGTCAAGAGGTACAAGTCTGAGTATTCATAAAAACCCTTGATCACGTAACGTGAACGTGTTCAGATAATGCACATAAAAAGAAGAGGCTTCAGAGGCATATCAAAATTTTGTTGAGGGGGCTCGACTCATAAGGGTCTTTATTTCTAAAATTCTTTTTACGGGGTGCCTACAGTTTTATTACGTTTCTCTTCCCTGTTTTTCTTCTTACAAGGTACTCTTAGTTTTATTTTTCTTCTTACGGGGGAGAGTGTCCACCCACCTAATACACCACCACGCCTACATTATCGAATGTTTGGGGGTAGCCCCCTTTTTATTTTCAACCTTGAATTTTTTACAGTTAGTTTTGACCTTTACAGAAACACGTTTTTATTTTTATGGGGGGTGTGGTGGTCACTCGGTTGGTTGTTTGTGGTGTGTGTTGTCTCTTTGTTGTTTGTGTTGGTGGAGGTTGTTTTTTGTTTGGTTGTTTGTGTATTGTTTTGGGGTTTTGTTATATTCGATACCATTAGTATAGATTATTGTATTCACTTTGCGCCGAATTTCTACGATCCTATTTTTTGCCGTTCATCATTTTATTTTACCGTTCGTCACTTTGTTGCCTTTCGTTCCTCATATTGTCCGTATATTAGTGGTGTGTTACAACGGTAGCATATTTGAATTGACACAATTACAACCGTTATATTTGTCCCTTTCGAGGGGTTAAACAATTATAGCCGTGTTTAGTAACTCCTAAACCTTGTTAACGTCACGCTTCGGCAGTATGTAACAAGGGGAGCGAAAAAAATCGTAAAAAAGTTGTAAATTTTCATTGTCAATCAAATATAAATAGTTATCTTTGTTGTAACGGTTAGCGAACGAGCTAACAAAGTTTTAAAATAAAGTTGCAAAATATTTGCATAAACGATAAAAGTTTTGTATCTTTGAAAACAAGTAAATTAATAACTAAAAAATATAGTCATGGAAACTATCAAGCAAATTACAGAAAATTATTTAACTGAAAATCAGTTAAAAACGTTTAAAAAACTATCTTTGAATAGTGTAAAAAATGCGGACAAAATCAATAAGTTGATTAAGGTCGCAAAGAACAAAAAAGTTAAGGAACAAGTTAAGGCACAAAAAGACAAAATCAAGGAATTAAAATTAAATTCGTATGACGATTATAGGGGCTTATTTAACGTCTACAATCACATCAAAAAAGCGTTAAAAGCAAGCCCAGAAACCAAGCAAGAAGCAAAAATTTTAACGCAAAAGTTTCAAGTTGTCAACGTGTTATCACTCATAGATTTTAATGACCTTGTAAGTATCAAAAATTCAGGCTTTAATTATGGAACAAAAAAGCATTTTAACGTTTTGGCGGACGCATTAATCGAGTATATCAATTTACCCGAGCCAATCCAGGAGCAAAAAAACGGACTATCTACAAAGGTCAACGAATTGTTGACCAACGGCGAAAAATTTGATATGTGGGAGTTGTTTGACCTTGTGGCGATTGATGATCAAAAAATTAAAAAAGCGACGGCTAAATTCGCATACGAAAACGATAGCGAATTTTTTGACAAATTAAATTTAAAAATGGTGTATTGTCACGAATACGAACAAGGACTAAAAAAGGCACGCAAAGAACGTGGACAAATCGGAGCGGCTGAATTTATTGAGCAATGGGAGGCAAAGCAAAAAGCCCCAAAAATCAAAAAAGTAGCGACGGCGGACGCTGCACAATTAAACGCATAAGCGTTAACCCCCGCCAATTTTAGAGGTGCAAAGGTGCGAAGCCTTTCGGGGGTGCAAATAAAATAAATACAACGTTTGTTGTATGGCGGTTGAAACTCCGCCACGTTGGTAAACTTTCAACGTCTCAACAATTTGTTGAGCAGTTTAAACACAAGTTTATTTAACTATTCTTTGAAATACGAAAACGATTAGACAAAGCGCAAAGCAAGGCTATTAACTGTAATTTATTGCAGTTGGTACAAACGTTGATAAACGTATATTAAGCTATTCGGCTATAATCTTGCAGTGGTTTGTTGAAAGTTAGTAATTTTTGTAGGGCTAAAATAGAGGGCTTTAAATACTCTATTTAGTCGACTGTTAACCGTCCAGTTATTGCGTTGAAATAATACGCAAGGCGGTTGAACGTACGTACATAGGGTGAAATATGTACAAACGTTCCAAAATAAATAGACCTACGCCACAATAATATTGTATTGAAGTGGCTGAACAAAATACACAAGTTGTGTAAATGGGTAAAGTATATCCGATCCAACCGACGAAACGAATAGGTAGCAACGTGCTCAGGATAAACGTAACCATTTAGAGACACAGCCCCGAACATATAGGATATAACAAGTAAAGCCAGGCAAAGCGACCTGTCATAAGGATAGTTATGTCCGAACAATTCCCACGGTTTTGACCTCCTCCTCAACAGGTGGACTGTCATTCGTTTGGCAGGTGGGAACAAACTATAAAATAGCAAAGCTATGAAACAAATTAGATTTGTAGAGGAAACCAATGGGCAAATTATGTCTAACGGTATACGCAACCAAAGGCGTGACGTATACGAAGACCGTATAAAATACAAACCAACGCACAAAGAACCTAAATTGTTTACTGTTGTGCATGACCATAATAAGTCAATCCGTAAACGTGGCAAGCTGAGCAAAGAACGTGTGCTTGAGTTATACCCAAGTGCGGTAGGTTTTGACCATGTAGTCAAGGCAACAAACAAAGTATATAGGTCCCACAAATTGGCGGGGCAAAATCACAAACTCACTGCCAAAATCGGTAGAGGGGTAAACTAAATAGCAAAGTTATGGCAGGATTATTAATTATTGGGGGCATTATATTTTGGGGTTATTTGAACACTCAAAAATAGCCGTATTGTAGAAACTAAATTAATTGGTCATGAAGAAAAAAGCAAAGTTACACGTTGATCTAACTGGCGTTATCATAACGCACTGTAATAGATCAGTAATGTTAAATGAAACCATACATGGGCGTTTAACAATGTGTACAATAGAGTTATTACGTGGTAATAGTTACCAACGTGAGAAAGTACAACAATTTTTAAACTAAAAAGCTATGAAAAAAGCAAACATTTACGTATATTTGGTAATAGGGTTAACGACAACCCTAGCAGTAGTATTAACATCTTGCGGTCTGGTTGAATAGGATCGCCGCTAAGAGAAAACAAGTAACTAAGTAGAAACAATTAAATTATAATGGTCATGGAACAATCAGTAAAGAAAGAACTAGCAGCCCACATATTGGACGCTATAAACGATGGAGTAATAACCAACGATAACAAAGACGATTGGCACTTTCATTTATTCAACGAAGACTACTATATTGTAGGCTATTACCAAGCCGAACGATGGCTAAAAGGACATGGTATAAGTGCCTTCGAAGCAATAGGAATTTGCCAAGAGTGGGAAGAGAATGTACTAGGCGAGCAACATAAAAAGTACGACAACGCTGAAACAACAGTAAATATGCTGGCTTATGTATATGGCGAAGAGTTACTAAACGAGATCGACGCTGAAGACATTGAAGAGCTCCGGGAAGAGTGTGAAGAGATCGTAGAGTAATCTATTATTGGATTCCTACGGGCGGGGTATATTTTTATCTCGCCCTAGGGAATTTTTGCCTTATTTTTTGTAAGGCGTTGATTATCAATAGTAAATTTTTGGGATAAATATACCTTTGGCGGTGGTATTATTGGAATGCTAATGTAAAAATCCGCTAAGAAACTACAATAATCATTAAATGTTAACGCAATGAAACAACAAGTAAAAGCATTAAAGATAGATGACACTGGAAGTGTACTAATACAAGACAACAAAACAGGTCTAAAACTGTGGATGGATGTATACAAAGATAGCATGGGTGATTTAACTTGTGACTGGAATCAATACATATTCATGTTAGATGATACTAAAGACATACAAATAAAAGAGTTTCAAGAGAACATAGAAAACTTTAGAAACTTTAGTGAGGCAGCTATGGACTACTATGAAGATCACTATGAAAATAGCACAACCATATAACATAATTCACTGACCAACGCAACCAAAAGGTAAAATTAGGCGTTTAGAATGGTATAATCGAAAAAACTATAATAATGACGTATGTATTAGTAGACAACCAGACCAATTCAGCCGAAATTTACCGTGATGCTACACAAATTGCACCCATTTTAGGTGTATCAGTCAGCACAATTTGGTATAACAGGAACAAAACAGCTAAAACATGGGGTAATTATACCCTATTTTACGTCCCTGAAGGGGTAAAAAAGTCTAATAGAGGGCGAAAATAAGCCATTTAGAATGTTTTACGCTTAGAAACTATAAATTTTTAGGTTTCCATGACCAAAAAAGCCCCCATTTGAGGATAAAATGTCTTCGGTGGGGGTTATTTATGAAAAAATCGTGGAAATTGACGTAAAAAAGTGATAATGAGGGGTATAGAGGGGGTGGTGGTTCCCCCAACCCCGTCTGGACCTCCCTAAAAACGGGCTATATGGTCTAGCAGTTCACAATGGTAATAGGCTTTAAGCCCTTAATAAAGAACATTAATAATCTAGGTAGGTGTATACATTTACCTTATAAATACAGTATGTTATGGATAATAAACTTACATTAGAAGAGAAAATAGGGAAGCTAAGACACTACTCTATTGGTGTAACTGACCCAGAGGTTTGGACTAGGAGTAGTTATGGTAAGTTCTTTGCCCACTCTTATTATACATCAGCATTAGAGAACGATGCGAGTTTTGAGTTACCAGATAATGAACCTAGGTTAGAGGCTATATATGGTAATGTGTTAGAAGAAGTAGTAGATGAAGCACTAAGGGTAGAGGAGGGGCTTAACCATTAAGATAATTGTATGCCCAATGCGGCGAAATTTTAAAAAGTATTGAGTTATGAAAAAGCAATTAGAGTTAGAGGCAATCAAAGATGTATTAGTAGACTTAGCTGTTGAAGGTAGACTGCCCTCGGATATGACCCAACTAGACATGGATCATGTTTGGGATGTAGCATTAGCTAAACTGAAGCCTAGTGAAGAATACAAAAAAGCTTGTGCAGCAGGTAAATTAGAGTACTACGTATCAGAAAATGCTGAAGAGGCTTTAGAGAAATTGTTGAAAGCTGACGTACATGACTTAGCAGATAACCACGTACAAATGTGGTTACCACTTGAGGAAACATTCTTGGTTGATGAACTACTAGATGCTATTTGTTGGTGGTAGCCTTAAAAACATA